GGTGGCTGGGTCGTCGCGCGGCATGTCCTCGGGGGCGAACCACTCGAAGTACGCGGTGCGCGGGCGCGGCGCCAGGGGGTCCTCGGCGAGCGCCGCCCACAGAGCTTCGATGATCTCGCGCCCCAGCTTGCGCTTCTTGTTCAGCCACACCGACTTGGTCGTGCCGCCCGCGGACGCCCACCACAGCTGGGCCATCGGACGGGTCAGCATGGCTGGGCTGAACGCCTGTTCCAGCCGGTCGTCCTCGTGCGCGAACGACTCGTCGATGAACCCCAGGTCCAGCGCGGGGCCGTGGCCGGCCTTCTCCGTGTTGGCGGTGATGCCCATCTTGGAGCGGGTCGACGGCCACAGGATCGCCTCGTTGCCGTTCGACTTCCGGATCCGTGCCCGCCGCGCCAGGTCCGACCCGGCGATCTTCTCCCAGAACTCATCCTCCCAGCGCTGCCGCGCCATGCCCCGGGTCTGCGCCGCGTACACGATGTTCTGGCGAGGCCAGGCCAGCGCACGATGGATCTGAGCAGCCAGGCACAGCTCCGTCTTGCCCTGCTGCCGCGACACCGACAGGCCGACCTCGCGGTGCGCGAACAGACCGGTGTTCGGGTCGATCTCCAGGGCGACGTCGCTGACGTACTTCTGCCACGGCATCGGCGGGGCGCCGAGCTTGGCCATGACCTTCCACAGCTTCGGTCCCAGCGACGGCCGGTCCGGGTGGCGAGGCGTCCCCCAGCGCGGCGGGCACTCCAGCCCGTACCGCTCACGGAGGTCCTCGGCGAACTCAGTCGGGGGAGCCCAGGTCTCCGAGGTCGTCGTCATCGTCTGCGGCCCGCCCCTCCAGCAGCTGGGCGAGCGTCTGGCGGAGCTCGCGGGTCAACTGGGGAAGCAGCCTGTCCTCCTGGTCGACGGGCTCTCCGCACGTCTCGCACACGCCGGTCGCCGCGGCGTCGATCCGGCCGGCCAGCGTGAACGCCAGCTCCGACAGCGACGGCTCGACACCGACCAGGTCGCCGAGCTGCTCGACGTCGTCCCGGACGGCCTTCTCCACGGGGCCCATGGCAGCCCCCTTCCAAGATCGTCCGGGGCTCACCGGCCCGGGGGGAGAAAAATAAAAGCTGGGCGCGGGGTTGAGATGTTGATCTTTCCTAAAAGATCACGGGAGATCCCGGCCGGATCGGGCCCGATCTTCCCCCGAACACGCTTCTGACCTGCGGGTTTGCCTTGCACATCGTGCCTGGTCAGGGCGTTGTGTTCGTGGTGCGCAGCCCTCGTTTTGGCCGGCGCCGTGGCATGTGCTGATGCCCTGCCCAAATCGTGCACGTGGCGTGAGTGTTGCAGCGTTCTGACCTGCGGTTTTGTGCAGTGTCATGCATCGTCGCAGGTCAGCGCTTCTCCGTGCCGCCCAGGTTCGGGTCGGCGTGCAGATCGGTCCAGGTGAGCGCGTCTCCCTGGCCTGGCGCCCCTCCGGGAGTTGCACGTTTGTGCAGGTCAGAGCGTTGTGACTGGCGTGCAGGGTGCGTGATTTGGAGGCGCGACCAGCATGTGCGGGGCGGGCGGGCAAATCGCACGCTGTTACTCGCCATCCGAGGTGAGCAGGGGCAGGGGCAGCGGCATGGGGCGCAGGGCGATGGCTGCCTCAGCCCAGGCGTGCGCGAACACCAGGGCGCGGTCGGCCTCGGCACGGTGGGCCTTGGTGACGGCCTCCCAGTCGACGGTGTCGTGCGGCCGCTGGATGATGCTGTCCGCTGCCTGCTCGGACTGCTGGGCTCGCTCCATCCACTCGTACAGGTGGGTCTGGGCGCGTACGTAGCGGTCCTCGGCCTCGAGGGCGTCGGCCTGCTCGGGCGTGATGGGCATGCGTCCCTCTCTGCTTACGGTCCGGCGAACCAGTCGACTGACGTGTGGAGCTGGACGACCTCGGCCAGTGGCCGGTTGCCCTTCTCCGAGTTGCACTTGCGGAGGCAGATGGGGCAGCCCTTGACGCCGTGGATGGGCGCGGCGTTGTCGGGGTCCAGGCGTGCGCCGCCCTTGCTGACGGGGATGACGTGGTCGGCGGTGTCGGCCAGGCCGTGGCCGCAGACGATGCACACGTCCGACTCGGCGAGGACTCGGGCGCGTAGCTGTCGCCATTCGTAGCTGGTGAGTTCGTCCCGGTTGGTGGCCATGCCGTGCCTCCCGTCAGGGGCAGGTGACCGCCAGGTGGGGCCAGTTGCTCGGCTTGGTCTGGCCGGTGGTGTGGGTCTGGAAGGACGCGGCGTCCTTGTACCAGCGGGCCCGGCAGACGTAGCGGGTGGCGTCCTCGGCGGTCATGACCTTGAGGTAGTACAGGTCGGCGCCGTGGATGCTGGCCGCGTAGTCGGTGATGGCGTCGCGGGCCTGGCCCGTGGTGGCGTGCGGCAGGATCAGGTCCGCGCTGCCGGCGCCGTTGCGTTGCGCGCGGTTGGCAACGGTGTAGTCGGCGTCCTGGTCGGTGGAGCAGGCGGTGAGCGCGGTGAGTGCCGCGATGGCGGCCGCCGTGGTGCGGATGCGCATGGTCCCCCCTGGGTGCTGCGCTGAGGGGGTCATCATCCAGCAGGATCGAGACCGAGGCGCCCCCGTTGTGCGTCCTGGCGGGCGCGGCTGTCGTCGACGGCGCCCTGGACGATGGAGGCGACCGGGGCGCGGCCGCGGGTCACGGGCTGCGGGTCGCGCAAGACGATGACGTGGTCGGGGGATGGCTGTGCGTCCAGGTCCAGCTGGTAGCTGTCGCGGTGGCGCGTGGCCCTTTCGAGGGCGCGTTGCCGCTTGGGGTCGTCGCTCTGTACGCCGGTGGTCCAGCGCACGACGGCGATGTGCCCGGTGGGGAACTGGGCGGTGAAGACGTCCGCGGTGGTGGGGATGCCCATGCGCTCGTTGGTGACGCGGGCCTTGGTGAGGACGTCCAGGATGGCGGCGACGACGCGGAGTTCGCGGGTGGTGAAGGTGGCCATGCGGGCTCCCTGATGGAGGCCGGGAAGGTGTGGGGAAGTTGTGGCCCCCGCACTGGACGCCGTGTCGGCTGCGAACACGTCCGGTGCGGGGGCGGGGGGTTCACGTGCCGCGCCCGCTGCTTCCCGGCCAACGGGGGCGCGTGAACGAGGGGCCAGCCGGGTGCGCGGGGGATGCGGCCCGGCTGGCTGCATGACGAAGCCCCGTCATCGGCGGGGTGTGAGGACGGGGCTTCAGCGTGTGGGCATGCGTGTTCTACCTGCATGTGATCGTGGCCCTCGGATCGTGGTCCCGCAACTACGCAGGTCAGGCGGTCCGTTGGGCGGTTTGTTCGGTGCTGCGGCGGGGCTTTGGGGCCTGCTTCGCGGCGTGGACGTCGGCAACTGCGTACAGCGGGCGCCGCGGGGTGCCGCCGACCGGTTCGATGAGTCCTCGGCGGCGCCAGTCGCGCAGGGTGGACGTCTCTATGCCGGCGGCGAGAGCGGCGAGGTCTGCGGGGAGCACTCTCATACGCCCCAGTGTGATCAGCTTTTGCCTACTTGTTCCCCCGGCTCAGAGGCCGATGCCGTCGGTGGCGGCGTCCTCCCACAGCTCGCCCTCTTCGATGTACTCCCAGAACACGGGGGAGTTGACGGCGTGGCCGGTCTGGGCGCGCAGCTTCTCGGCGCGCTTGCCCTTCTTCCGGCCGGTGGTGACCAGGCCTCGGCGCATGCTGTGCCCGGTCAGGCGGGCGTCCAGCTCGGCGCGTTGGGCGGCGCGGGTGATGGCGATGCGGCAGCCGTCTGGGGACAGGCGGCGTTCGCCGAGGCGGCCGGCCTCGTTGACGGGGACGAACGCGGGGCCGGTGGTGCGGCCCAGCTGCTCGCGCCAGGCCAGCCAGAGGCGGACGGGGCAGGTGGCGGCGTGCTCGCCGAACGCGACGGCCACGTCCCGGGCGGGCCGCTTCTTCACCGAGGGGACGTGGACGACCAGGCCCTCCCCCTCGAGCTTGATGCCGTCCACGGTGAGCGCGGACACCTCGGAGGAACGGCCGCCGATCGCGAACGCCATGGCGGCCAGGGCCCGGTCGCGCAGCAGGGCGACGTCCGGCGGGACGTGCTTCTTGCGCGTGGCGGTGGGCTTGGGGACGGCGGTGTTCATCTGGCGGATCTGCGCGGGGTTGGCGGCCGGCGCCTTCCCCCGGCCGCGGGCGATGCGCGTGGGGTCGTTCTTCAGCGGCTTCAGCGCTTCGCGGGCGGCCTCGGTCGCTTCCTTGGGCACGGTGACGCCGTGTTCCCGGCGGGCGGTGACGGTGACTCCGGTGATGCGGCGGTCGATGGAGTTCGGGGCGGCTTCCTTCACCTGGTCCAGCCAGACCACGAAGGCGACCATCGTGCCCACGGTCAGGTCGGTGTCGGCGAGCCGGTGCCCGGTCTGCTCGGCGGTCCAGTCGTGGAACTCCTGCCACAGCGTCCAGTCGCGTGCGTACCCGGTCTTGGTCTTGCCGGGGCGGTTATCGGCGAGGTGCTTCACGGCGGCCCGGTCGAGAGCGGCGAGGACCGCGTTCGACGGATCGACAACGGCCGGAAGGTGATCGTCGGCCTGCGTCAATGTCGCCGGGAGCAGTTCTCCGGTCAGCGGTCCGTCGTCCATCTTCCCCTCCGTCATATCCCGTGAACAGGCTCGGATATCGCATCTTATCCGAGGGTGTGGAGGGCTCGGGGGTGTCCCTTCCCTCCCGGACATGCCGACCGCCCCCGAGGCGGACCTTGAGGGCGGTCGACGGTGGGCCGGTGCTGCGATCCCGACCCGGTCCTGAGATGGCCAGTGCCCCGACCGTTGTTCGCAGCCGGCCGGGGCACCAGGGCGCCCTGCCTACCCGTGGGGGAACGCGGGCGGCCGGGGCCTGCGCCGAGGTTGGGGTGGACCGTGGGCGAGACGGTCCCGTGGGGTCCGGCGCACACCTGGCAACGCTGCTTGCTGCCGACGGGCGTACGCCTACCCACGTCCCAGCGCGGGGCGCGTGCCCCACAGTACCGAACTTCCGGAGTTCGGGAGTCGGGAGCGTGTCACGATCCGGCGTCCTCCCCAAGCAGGGCGCGGCGCATGTCCTCCTCGGTGTTGCCCTGGATGTCGTCGGCGTGCGCCAGCAGCAGGTCGACCGCCAGGCGCAGCATCGTGTTGTCGGTGATGCGCTCGCTCTTGTCAGTCCGGTTGGCCGCCACCCGCTTGCGGAGCGCACCGATGGCCGCGACCTGGTCGGGGCGCAGCCGGGCGTCGGTCCGCTCGAACGTCTTGTAGCGCGGGGTTTCCTCGTCGGGGTCAGTCGTCATAACGCCAGACTGTGTCACTCCGGGAGTTCGGGAGTCACCAGGGCACCCCCTCGGCATCCGGCGTTACCACACCCCCTGACGGCTGGATTGGCCCGGGGTGTAGCGGGAGCGTGATGTGGGGCGGTTAGGTTCCGTGGCATGAGCGACCTTCCCAGGACCTTGTTGCCTGCTCTGTCCAGTCCGCCGGGCGACCGGCTGGAGATCGTGCCCGCGTGGGATGCCGCCGTGCCGTACCAGTCGTGGCGTCCCCAGATCCTTGTCCCGGCGATGTTCCGTCCGCTGATGTGCCGCATCATCGCCATCGCCAACCAGAAGGGGGGCGCCGGGAAGACGACGACCACGGTGGAGCTGGCGGCCGCGCTGGCGGCCATGGGCTGGACGGTGCGCGTCATCGACGGCGACGACCAGGAAGCGGCCCTGTCGGAATGGCTGCTCCCCCAGTTCCCCGAGGGCGCGGTGCGCCGTTCGCTGCGGTCGGTGTTCTTCGACGAGTGCTCCCTGTTCGAGGCCACCTACCCGACGCTGTTCCAGAACATCGACATCGTCCCGTCCGGCATGGACCTGAAGCGGGTGGAGTACGAACGCCCGATCGGCGCCGAGCAGGCCCTGGCGGCCGCGCTGGCCCGGGAGGTGGAGGAACACGGCCGGCCGCTGTACGACGTGACCCTGATCGACGGGGCGCCGTCGCTCGGTCTGGTGACGGTGGCCGCGCTCACCGCGGCGGACAAGGTGATGGTGCCGCTGTCCATCGGCGGGCTGGACCTAAAGGCGATGGCCGCGCTGGACCGGACGATCACCAGCGTGCAGCAGAAGACGAACCCCAAGCTGGACGTGGGCGGGGTCTTCCTGACCGCCTGGGACAAGTCCGGGTTCGCGCGGGAGCTGGCCGCG